ATCCAGCTCTGGATCGAACGCCTGCGTGACAACCCGCGTGTCAATGTATGGCCTGTCCCGGAAAGCGACGATTACACGCTAGTTTACTGGCGTTTGCGCCGTGTAGAAGATGCTGGCGCCGGTGCTCAGACGGCAGATATGAACTTCCGTTTTCTCCCCTGTCTTGTGGCTGGGTTGGCATACAACATCGCCATGAAGGTTCCAGAGTTGGCGCCGCGTATCGACATGCTAAAAGCTACGTACGAAGAGCAGTTTAGGTTAGCCGCGGAAGAAGATCGGGAAAAAGCCCCAGTACGTTTTGTACCTCGTATAGGGGGTATTAGATGAGCACTCGGTTTGCTTCAGCAAAGAAAGCGTTAGGCATATGCGATGTATGCGGGTTCTCTTACAAGCTGAAAGAACTAAAGGCATTATATGTTAAGGGGCGTAACACTAATGTTTTAGCGTGCCCGGATTGCTGGGACCCAGATCACCCGCAACTCAAACTAGGGGAGTTCCCTGTGGATGACCCACAGGCGCTCCGTAACCCTCGTCCAGACACAGCGGAGTTGGTACTATCGCGCGATATTCAATACGGATGGGACCCTGTAGGTCTGCAAGACCCATTTAACCTCGTTGCCGATAATCTAGTGGGCACTGGATTTGTCGGGCAAGTTACTGTAATAACATCTTAGGAGGTGCATAATGCCTAAAGTCGGAAATAAAACGTTTGGATACGATGCAGCGGGCAAGAAAGCCGCCGCTAAAGAAGCAAAGAAAACAGGTAAGGCTATGCAGTCAACCTACAAAAAAGGCGGTGAGGTCAAGGTACGCGGCACAGGTGCGGCGACTAAGGGCCTATATGCACGAGGGCCAATGGCGTAACCTATGGACTATACCGAGCTGAAAACCAATATCCAAGACATCTGTGAAAACTCGTTCACTGATGACCAGCTTGCTATGTTTACTCAGCAGGCCGAACAGAAGATATACAGCACTGTTCAGCTTCCCGCCTTACGTAAGAACGTAACTGGGGCGTTAACCGCAGATAATAAGTATTTGTCTGTGCCTTCAGACTATCTCTATACGTACAGTTTAGCAGTTGTAGACGGGGCTGGGGACTATGTGTATTTGCTGGATAAAGATGTAAACTTTATTCGTGAAGCATATCCAAGCGCGTCTAGTACTGGACTACCTAAACATTACGCAAACTTTAATGATGATGCGTTTATTGTTGGGCCTACTCCCGACACAGCATACACTGCTGAATTGCATTATGGCTATTACCCCGAATCCATTGTAACCGCAGGCACTACGTGGCTTGGGGATGAGTTCGATTCCGCGCTACTCAACGGTGCCCTAGTTGAAGCGATTCGATTTATGAAAGGCGAGCAGGATATGGTAGATATGTATAACAAGATGTTTACGCTATCTATCGGCTTACTCAAAAATCTCGGTGACGGTAAACTCAGGGGTGATACCTACCGTTCTGGGCAACCCAAAAACCCTGTAAGCTAAGGAGGCCATCATGGCAATTACACAGGCTATGTGCACATCATTCAAACAGGCCCTTCTCGATGGTGAGATGGACTTTAGTAGCGATACAGCACAGACATATAAGATCGCGCTATATACTTCTAGCGCGTCACTTGACGCAACTACAACGGCCTACACCACATCTAACGAGGTGACGGGTACCGGGTACACCGCTGGGGGTAACACGCTAACCATTAGCACTAACCCTACCACATCAGGCACCACAGCGTATTTGGATTTTGCGGACACCACATGGTCGTCGGCGACTATCACGGCCCGCGGCGCGTTGATTTATCAATCAGGTGGTGGCAACCCTGCGGTAGCGGTACTTGACTTTGGTGCTGATAAGACATCCACAGCGGGTGATTTTACCATTCAGTTCCCAACGGCGGACGCATCCAACGCTATTCTACGCCTAGCGTAAGTTAGTACGGAGGCTCCGCCGTGGCTAACATAACAGGATGGGGCCGCGGAACTTGGTCTGAGGGTGCATGGAGCGAACCGATACCGGCTACGGTGTCGGGCGTTTCTACTACTGCGTCTTTAGGTACGGTTTCTGTTGTTGAAGGTACGGGTATAACTGTCTCCCTGACAGGAGTATCTTCTACAAGCGCGCTTGGTTCTGTTGTCGCTACTGGTGGGGCGTCCGCACCTACTACCGGCCTTGCTGCTACAGGTGCAGTCGGGTCTGTTTCTATTGTGGCTGCGGCCAACACCACGGTTACTGGCCTTGCTGCTACAGGAGAGCTAGGCACCGCAGAGGTTGGCATCGGTATCTCCGTACCGGTTACGGGGCTTGGGGCCACAGGTGCAGTTGGTGATGTAGGTGCCACGGGGGAAGCTAATATCTCCCCAACAGGAGCGGAATCTACCGGGGCAATAGGCACTGTATCTATAGACGCCGCCGCTAATGTCCCTACTACTGGGTTGGCTACCACAGGTGCTATTGGTTCTGTTACTGTAGCCGCTAACGCAGATGTGGCCCCTACAGGAGTAACCGCAACAGGGGCGGTAGGTTCTGTATCTATTACAGCTGGGGCCAACGTACCGACTACTGGCCTAGCTGCCACTGGCGCGGTTGGTACTGTTACTGTAGCCGCCAACGCCGATGTTGTTGTCACTGGTAATAGCGCGACGGGGGAACTTGGCAGTGTTACAGTCGATGCTGGGGCTGTCGTACCGACCACAGGGCTAGCCACAACAGGTGCAGTCGGTAGTGTTGCGGTTCGCATTGAAGTTGGTGTATCCGTAACGGGTGTTAGCGCCACTGGCGGGGTCGGTACTGTAACAGTTACAGCGGGCGCCACCGCACCTGTATCTGGGGTATTTGCTACAGGGCGAGTTGGTACAGTCCTTGTCTGGGGAGAGATAGTCCCCGACCAGAATCCATCGTGGCAATTAATAGATGACGGTCAAACGGTTATGTGGGTAGAGGTGATAACGTGACAACAGTTGATGAAAATGTTATATGCGTGTATATTAGCGCAAATACCAGCGTGCAGGAGTAAACCATGCCTAGTACTTATACTACAAACACCGGCATTGAGAAGATCGCCACTGGTGAACAGTCGGGAACGTGGGGCGACACAACAAATCTTAACCTCGACATCATAGACCGCGTTGTCAATGGTGTTGGTTCTGTATCTTTGTCTGGTACCACGCATACTCTAACCACCTCGGATGGTTCGTTATCAGACGGCCAATATAAGTTGCTTGTACTTGGAGGAACGCCATCAGGTACAAACACTATAACGATTAGCCCGAATAACGCGCAGAAAATATACTTCGTGTATAACAACTCGGGGCAGAGTGCGATTTTTACGCAGGGTTCTGGGGCTAATGTAACCATAGCCAATGGTGACACAAAAATCGTTTACGCGGATGGCGCGGGCGCGGGGGCAGCAGTTGCTGATCTTACAGACAATTTTGCAATGGGGTCGGTTAAAATTACTGGTGGCTCGATTACCGGTATTACGGACTTGGCTATCGCGGATGGTGGTACTGGGGCGAGCTCTGCTTCAGCGGCGCGGACAAACCTCGATGCACAACAGCAGTTCCCAACACTAGACGATATTGGTGGGTTAACACCTACAGATACTCATGGTGTTGTAGGGGATGGGTCTAATTACATTTCGACCAGCACTTCTAATAGTGCGTTGTTGATGCCTTCGGGTACCACGGCACAGCGCCCGAGCGCGGCTAATGGTATGCTCCGTTACAACGAAGATGACGCGGCTTTTGAGGGTTACGCTGATGGTGCGTGGGGAGCTATTGGCGGCGGTGGCACCGAAGCTGGCGGTGCGATCCTCGTAAACACTACTACGGCTTCCGAAAGCTACACATTTCCAAGCGGCACAAACGGGTTTTCTGTTGGTCCGGTAACAGTTAGCAGCGGCGTGACCGTCACGGTTGCCAGCGGTCAACGCTGGGTCGTGATCTAAGGAGAATAACATGAGTTCTATTTCTGCGGGTACATCGACAAGCACGGCTCTCGTCAACACAGGCGATACAACAGGCACACTGCTATTAAAGACAAACGGTACAACTACTGCTTTGACATTGGGAACCGATCAGAGTGCTACATTTGCGGCAGGTGCAACAGTGGGTGGGGATTTGAAGGCGCTTTCTCTTACTGAGACGCAGGTTAGTATTTCAGGTACTTCGCCGTCTGTGGATTGTTCCGCGGGTAACGTCTTCGTGCTTAGTACCACTGGCAACACTACTTTTACGTTTACTAACCCACCAGCAAGCGGAACAGGCTACGGTTTTGTACTGAAAGTAACCGCAGGTGGAACTCACACATTGACATATCCTGCGAGTGTAGACTGGGCTGGTGCTACTGCCCCCGATGCTCCTGCAAGTGGTGAGACAGATGTACTCGGCTTCTTGACCTACGATGGCGGCACGACGTGGTACGGCTTCCTTGCAGGGGACGCAATGGGATGAGCCTGACAAACTTCATAACGCAGCTAGGTGCTGCCGGGGCTGGTGGAGATGCAACGATTGCATATGTCCCTGTAGCAAACGCATTGGTTGCGTTTGATTGCTCAGACCCTACGAACCTAGTTGAGTTGGGCAGAATTACCGATGCTACTTATTTGGTAAATGCTCGGGCCGTAGTTGTGGAT